ATGGCCTAGAGAACGCCCTGGGATTTGTGCGCCTGGCAACGGCAACCAGATCAACCGGCATTATTCAGAATGCCAGAAGCGGAGGTAGAAGAGTGAGCGATTGGCATAAACTCTCGATCCTGGCCCTGCCACCCACTGGATTTGTCCTGGTCTGGGTCCAATTCGATGACCCTGGAGCTATGCCCCAGCCCTCCGTGGCCTACTATTCCCCCCATGATGGCTACTGGCGAACACGGCATGGCCGGCTGCGGGGCCAGGTCACCCATTGGATGCCGATAGAGCCGCCAGAAATGACTTGACACAAGAGGGGAGATCGGGTATAATACGGGCACAATAAAGCCTTCCCCAGAGGCGGAATAGCATAATAAGCATAGGGCAAACAGACTGACTTTTTCATCTGGTCGGCATGTCGTGCTATGGTTTCGTGCCCTGTGCGCCAAGCCGACCTGGGGGCCGACCAGGTGAAAGGGCCAGTCTTTTCTTATAGAGGGAATAGCCATGACTATCATCAAGCCAATCGAAACTATCTATAACGGCTATAGATTCAGAAGCCGCCTTGAAGCTAGGTGGGCGGTTTTCTTCGACGCCCTCGAACTATTATACTCCTACGAGCCAGAAGGTTTTGATCTAAATGGCCTTTGGTATCTCCCCGATTTTTTTGTTTCCAATGAACTGTGGGTAGAAATCAAGCCGAATCTGCAAGGTAATGGCGATACCGCTAAGGCTGAGCAGTTTGTCTTGACGACCGGTTTTCCATTGGCTATGTGCTGGGGAGAGCCATGGTACACAGACTGGCAAGAGGGTCGCGGTATTTTACTCTATGAGCGATGCCAGAATCCAGAAACACCTCCTTGCATAATCCGCAATCCAGTGACATGGACTGGGTTGGCCAGAATCACATCACAGAAATTACATGTTGCATATCTTGCCGCCCGGCAAGCTAGGTTTGAACATGGAGAAATTGGGAAAGAAGGCTAACTAATGTCATCACCACTATTCGATCCGATAATCTTTCTCGAACGCAAGTTTGGTCTCCAATTCAAGCGAGTATCAAGCGATGAGTTTTCTTCAAGCTGTCCCTGGTGTGGGGGAGAAGATAGGTTCAGAGTGTGGACAACGGGTAATTACTGGTGTAGACCGGGCCCAGGGCATTGCGGGCGCAAAGGATGGGTTGACAAACTTGACGGCACAGCAAAACTGACCAAAGATGCCCTCTTAGAGCTTCGGTTGCAGCAACTTGAGCGGGCACAAAAAGAAACCGAACGTCGCATTTCAGCCCTAGAGAGAATGGCTCATTGCCAAGACCACAGAATCTACCACGCTGCCCTTAATGACGAGGCAAGAGAATGGTGGTACGCAGAAGGCATCAACGATGATAGCATAGAACGATACCAGCTCGGATATTGCCCCAGATGCCCAACAGACAAAAGCGGTCGGTCAAGCTATACTATCCCAATCATCAATGACGGCCAGTTGCTTAATATCCGCCACCGACTGAAAACAAATGGCGGGGATAAATACCGACCCCACATGGCCGGTCTGGGCACCCAACTCTTTAATGCCGACTTCCTACATGGAGCCAAGGATACAATCATCGTTGAGGGTAGCAAAAAATCCATTGTCCTTGACCAACAGGGGCTCGGGAGCGTTGCCATTATGGGCAAGCGGGCATTCAAGAAAGAATGGCTGGCTTGGTTTGGCAACTTGACTACTATCTATGTCATCCTTGATCCGGATGCCAAAGAATCTGCCCTCAGATTGGCTTCAATATTTGATGGGAAGGGCAAGGTTGTCAATCTGCCAGTGAAGCCAGATGACTTTTTCACACTATATGGTGGAACCGTGGATGAGTTTGCCGATTTTCTAAAGTTGGCAAAACCGGTGAGGTGCTGAGATGAGCGTTAAAGTGCTCAGTCGTGTTTGGGAATATAGCAAAGCAAAAGGGAGTGCATTATTGGTAATGCTTGCTATCGCAGATTGTTGTAACGATCAAAGTGTAGCATGGCCAGGAATTGAATATTTAGCGCATCATTCCAGGCTATCGCCAAGGCAAGTGAAAAGGATCATTGCCGGGCTCGAAGAGCTCGGTGAACTCCAAGTCTATAGAGAGAGGGGGCGGGGTAACAAATATTGCCTCAATGTATGGGGACCAAAGGGCGCAGACATCAGAGCTTGTTTTCTGTGCGGTCAGCTTGAAATGAGTGGTAAGGGATGGGGTATTGCCATTGAAACACACCATTTGATTCCAAAGAAAAGCGGGGGAACAGACGAGATAAACAATCTGGTAGACCTCTGTCAAGAATGTCATCGAAGAGTTCATTCTAAGGAATCTCCAAGCACCGAAGAATTGTACTACATGGTCACCGGAAATAGTAGTGTCAAAATGTCCCCGGCTGCCAGTCTCGGAGAATCCCCAGATGTCACTAGAGTAGTGACATCTGGGGTACAAAGTGAGGACATAGCTATGTCCCCCGATCCGTCAGGATCCGTCAATGATCCATCAATAGCAGCAAAAAATAAAATTCCCACAAATCCGCTAGACCATATCTTCCAATATCACTTCCGCCAAGAACAAAAAACCACGGAAATGCCCAAGGGATGGGATGGGGCCTCAGAAGCAGAATTTGAGATTTGTCAATATGTGGCGAACCAGTGGCGCAATGGGATATTGCCCAAGAGGTCACAGGAGATTGACCGACAGATTGCAGGCGCTGCTGAACTGTTGGATATGCATGATAAGGATGTCCGGGCAACAAAGGAAACTATATCCGCCTACCACGACACTGAAGATGGCCGTGATTTGTGGGTATCCGGGCCACAATCCTTGACGAATGTGCTGCCAAACTTTCTGGCGCGGACAAAACGCGATAGGCCAGCAATCATAAAGATTGGACGATAATGATGGATGCCAAAGAAGAAACAAGGGTACTCGTTCATACCCCAGCAGATCTGGCGAATGAATATCTTGAATGGGCAGAGTATATTCAAGAAACACCAGGCATTCCTTTTGGGGTCAAGGCCATAGATACAAAAGTCATTCCCATGCGACCGGGGCAGCTTATTTCTATCATTGCCCGCCCGGGCCATGGAAAGACATCACTGCTGGCGTATCTTGCCCGGCAAGAAGCAGAGTGCATCAAGAATCGTGGCGCTGTGAATAAAGAGGCTGTTGTCTATGTCACTTGGGAACAGTCTGCTGAGGAACTCGAAGCATTCTTCCAAACTGATGGTCAATATAGCATCAGCGATATAGCCTGGGGGCGCGTTGATTTGGATATTGTGCGGAAACAATCCATAAAACGGGCAGGCATTCCGATCTGGATCATCGGGCATGGCATTGGGCGGGCTGGCAAGAAAACGCCACAGATGACACCAGAAATTGTGCTTGCCGCTATCGAGACGATGCGCCAGGATTATGGGGTAAAGCCCGTGCTGATGCTTTTTGACTATATGCAGCTTGTCCCGGTGCCTCATTACCGCGATAGGGTCCAACGCGTAACAGAGGTGCCAATTCTCATTAAACAATTGGCACTCAGGATCGGTGTTCCTGCCGTCGTTGGCGTACAAGCATCTCGCAAGGTGGATGAAAGAAAAGAAAAGATACCTGAGATCAATGATGCTCAGTGGGCAAGCAGCATCGAGCAAACGAGCGATAAAATCTTTGGGCTATGGCGTCCCTCCCAAACCGAGGGGCTCGGGCAACATATAGAACTTTTCGATGGCAAGCGCCATGAAGTTACAGAACGGCTATTCATCCTCAGAATGCTTAAGCAACGCGGGGATATAGGGCGCTATACCTGGGCCTTGCATTTCCAGATGGAGTATCTAAAGCTGGCCGAATTGGAAATGAGATATGAACAGTCAAAGCCACTGGAATTTTAACCACAAGAACCATCTGGGACTGGCGTGTGTATAATTGAATTGGGGGTTGAATATAGTGACAAGGCCCGGGATGACAAGAGAGGATTGCAAAAAGGAATTTGATAGATTGGCCAATTTGGCTTACAAAAATAGGTGGCTCTCAGTTGAACGATTAGATCAAATTGACAGCATTAGCAGTAATCGTCAATGGTGGTGCAAAAGATTGCTGGAATTAGAACGAGCATTGGAGCCATATAAGAGTGAATGGGGAAAGCAGCCATGCCAGAACGGTTGATCGCCATCCCCAAACCCACAGAGCAAGAACTAGCCACCTTTACCCGATCCGTCTATGACTACACCTCCCGCCACCTATGTGGCAAGCCCCTGGATGAGATCGGCCTCACCTGCCCCCGGTGCAAGGCCCTGGGCATCAGGGATCCTGCCTGTCCCCGCTGCAATGGTACTGGTATCATCTGCCCGCAATGCAATGGCATGGGCTATCTACTCGGTGAAAGCGGTCTCGTCCCAT